TCAGGGTGCCGCGCAGGCGGTTGACGATCAGGGTGGACAGAGCCTCGCCCTCGATATCCTCAGCCACGATCAGCAGCTTCATACCATTCTGCATGACCTGCTCCAGCAGGGGAACCAGATCCTGAATCACGCTGATCTTCTTATCGGTGATCAGGATGGCGGCATTGTCCAGAACAGCCTCCATCTTATCGGTATCGGTGACCATATACGGGGTCAGGTAGCCGCGGTCAAACTGCATGCCTTCCACGATCTCGTTGTAGGTCTCAGCAGTGGTCTTGTTCTCCTCAATGGTGATGACGCCGTCAGAGGTAACTTTTTCCATTGCCTCAGCGATCAGGCGGCCGATCTCGGGATCACCGGCAGAAATGGTGCCGACGCGGGCGATATCGTTGCTGTCCTTCACCTTCTGGCTGTGTGCCTTGATGGTCTCAACAGCCTTGGCAACAGCCTTGCTCATGCCGCGGCGGATATCCATGGGGTTTGCACCGGCGGTGACATTCTTCATGCCCTCGGTGACCATAGCCTGTGCCAGAACGGTCGCGGTGGTGGTGCCGTCGCCTGCGGCGTCGTTGGTCTTGGTAGCGACCTCACGCACCAGCTGTGCGCCCATGTTCTCGAACTCGTCCTTCAGCTCGATCTCCTTGGCAATGGTCACGCCATCGTTGGTGATGACCGGTGCGCCGAACTTTTTGCCCAGCACCACATTGCGGCCCTTGGGGCCCAGGGTGATCTTAACGGTGTTTGCCAAGGTGTCGATACCGGCACACAGTGCCTTGCGGGCGTCCTCGCCCTGCTTGATCTGCTTAGCCATAATCAAATCGCTCCTTTAAAGCTCAATTTCTTCATACAGAGGGGGCTGTGCTCAGTCCTCAACGACTGCCAGGATATCACCCTGACGGACGATGGTGCACTCCTCACCGTCCACCTTGACCTCGGTGCCGGAATACTTGCTGGTGAGGACCTTGTCGCCGACCTTAACGGTCATCTTGACTTCCTTGCCGTCCACAACGCCGCCGGGGCCGACAGCGATGACCTCAGCCACCTGGGGCTTTTCCTTAGCACTGCCGGTCAGGATCAGACCGCCCTTGGTGGTCTCCTCGACCTCAACAGTCTTGATAACAACACGGTCTGCAAGAGGAATGATCTTCATAGTTCTTGCCCTCCTATAATAAAATATAATTTAAACTTTGCCATGAACCGGAAGCCTCGTGTGCGCCCTTCCGGTTGTTTAGCACTCCTTTTCTCTGAGTGCTAAGAGTATTGTACTCATCTTGACCCGAAAAATCAAGACTTTTTTTGCAATTCTTTATTAACAATTTGTGACCTTTTATCTTTTCATCATACCAACGCAATTTTTTATTAAAAATGTACGAACAATGTACGTTCCGTCAACCTCTTTTCACGCTTTAGCACTCCTCTCATGCTAAAAATAAAAGTCCCTGCAACTTTCGCTCACAGCTCCCACTCAGAGCCATAAACGATTGCTGCAGGGGCTTTCTTCATCTTACCGGTCACTCCATTTTGAATTATACAGACAGTTCCTGCCTTCGGTGAGTGCCAGATGAATTATTTTCAGGCAGTGCAGAAGAGACATTCAGCGTTGGATACGTGTGTGGATCACATTTTCCGCTCCTGCCCTGCCCAAAATATCATTTTTACTTCCCGCTCTTCGCCTTCAGGCGGTCGTACTCCTTGTCGGCCGCAATGGCTTCCTTGGTGAACGAGTTGTTCTTCCACCATGCGACCAGTGCCGCAATGGTCGTGATGCCAGCCGTCACCAGCTGCTCCACAGTGGTGCTCTCGATGGGCAGCGGGCTCTTGCCCATGGCGCTCAGCATCTGGTTGGTCAGAGCCAGCAGCAGAACAGCGGTACGTGCAATGGTGCCTGCAGTAATGTTGAAATTCATACGTTGCTCCTTTCGTGTTCATATTCATGTACTTCGATGTCGGACATTCTGTGGTTCAACACCTGAATGTCTCTCTGGATGACCGGGATCTTCTCCGCAAAACCGTTGTGCTTGCGGACTTCCCGGGTCAGCTCCTCAATTTTGTATTCCATCACGGCATTGGAACGCGAGTTTGCGATCAGTACGCCGATCAGGGTCACGACACCGCTGAGGATGGCGGCAATGATGCTTTCCATCGGCGCTCACCCCTTCCACCGGCTTTTCGCCTTGCGCACATCCACATGCACCCAGCCGTTGGCGCGTCCCAGACCGGGCGGGTAGATGCCGCAGCCGCCAGCATTGCCCAGCAGCTTGTCCGCGTAGGCATACACCTGCTCCACGCTGATGCCCTGCACCTGAATGTCCGCCGCCTTGCCGTACAGATGCTGGCTGAACTTCGCCGCGTTCTTCTGTTTCGCGTTCCAGCTCGCCGTGCGGAACCCGCTGGTGATCGTCACCGGCTTGCCAAAGTGCACCCGGATCTTCTCCAGCACCTCCACAAGCGCCGTGTCGATAAACACCGGATCGCTTCCGTCACGACAGTAGAACTCCCGCACCTTGAAATGCTCCGAGAGCTTCTGGTTTCCATTTTTCAAAATGGAATAGGCTTCCAAACTCAACGATCATCCTTCCTTTCACGTTTCAAGCCGGAATCTTCCATCTGCCTGTTTCAGCGGCTTTACCTCCACAGGCAGGATATCTGCACACAGCATCGCCGCCACAGGCTTTGCCGTCGCATTCGCAGTGATCTTGATATTTTCCGTCACCGACGCCATTTTGAATTCTGCGCTCGTACCGTCCTTTGCGGTAACGATGCAACCCGCATCCACCGGGACCCATTCTTCGGTGGCCTTCATCGAGCCGTCTTCCCCCGCTATAAACGTCGTCTCAAGGCGCATTGCAGTCAGTACCAGCGTAAAATTCTCCGTGTCCGCCACGGTAAACACATTCTGGTAGCTCATGCCCTTCACGACGCTCCCCGCCGGGTTCGTCTCAACCACACCGTTAAGATCGCGCTCAATGGTACACGTTTCAAACTCTCCCACAGTCACGCTGCACTCGGCCTTCACCCCGCCGCACTCTGCTGTTACCACGGCAGTCCCCTTTTTCAGGGCCAGAATGGTGCCATTTTGAGTAATTTTCACCACGTTCTTCGGCGCTGCCGTCACGTTCACCCTGCGGTAAAACGTGTTCGTCGGCCCAACGCCCACCAGCAGCTGGTACTCCATGCCTCTGTTCAGCTTCAGCTCGTAGACGTTCAACGCCACGGCCTCCACCCTCAGGGTGTACATGGTCGGGTGCAGGCGGTACTCCAGCGTGATCTTCGAGTGCCCCTTGTCGCTCTTGAACTGGTTCACCCACAAAAGGCCCTCGTAGTAGTGGCTGGGGTTGTCCTCCAGCGCAAACCGCACCCGCTTGCCCTTCAGGCGTTCGCAGATGGTAGTGTATGCGGTCTCCCAGTCCCAGCCCTCGTAGTCGTTCTCAAGGTAGAATTCGATCTTTCCGGTGCGGTCATCGAAGGTCGCCCGCTTCGGCACGGTCTGACTGTAATCCAGCGAACCGTCTCTGCACGGTACAGTCACAAAGTTTGTCCGCTCAATGGGCGGCGCGATCACCGGCCGGGAGGAAGGGATCAGTTTCCAATCATCCCAGGTGTCGATGTAGTCATCATCCACATTTATAATAAGAGAATGGTACATGGAGCCTCCTCACTTGGTGTTCAGGTATCCGATGGTCGATTGAATGGCATTCCACGCCTTGCCTGCCGTTCCAAAGTTTGCCGCCTGTAAAGACGAAAGCTTCGATGTCGTCTCGCCAAAGGTAAAGTCTTTTTCGTCCAGTTCATGCAGCGGGATCACTTCCTTCGTGCAGGGCAGCCAGTTTTCTATGCCGTGGGGGTCCGAGAGCACGTAGGTTTCCTTCAGGAAATCCAGTCGGTCGGTATCCACGCCAATATCCGCAAGGTCTGCTGCGTTGATCTGCAGGCTCCCGCTGAAGCCAGACCCGCCATACTTTTTCAGCTCGTCCTTTGCTTTTTCGTAAAGGCTGTCCGTTGAAGAAGACGTTCCTTCCACCGTGATGGTCTTCTGGCACAGGCCGTATTTCTTGATGGATTCCCCATTGTAAGCCTCTGCCGTGAGCTGCTGGGTATGGGTCGTCTCCCAGAACAGAAAGCCTTCCTTCCAGCTTGCCCAGCCGATGGCCTTCACCGAGTTCACAATGCCGTTGTCCTTGAGATAATAGGAGATGTCCAGCAGGTTATCCCCCAGCCTTATCACCTGATCGGTCTTGTCGTTCAGCTTTGCCACACAGTCCAGATATCTCGTGTAGACCCGCACACCGTCCACCATTTTGATTTCTTTGTGCAGCCGCAGATAACCTCCGTATTTTCCCACAACATTGTTCGTCAGCACATCCCAGCAGTCGCCCACGCTGGCCGTTTCCTTGTCCGTATCACTCTCCGGCTTTTTCACCGTGATGCTTCCGGGCAGGAACACCTTGCCTTCTGCCTTGAATCCGCTGTGCTCCGCAGGGTCGTCCTCCACAGCAAGGGCCAGCTTTACAAGCTCTTCCACTGTGTAGAACTGGTTTTTCACCTGGCACTGCCGTTCCTGCAGATATCCCAGCTCGCTCGCACAGGTCACATCGATATCGAGGTTGAAGTTCGTGCTCAGCTCGGTGATGTAGCCCATAAAGATCTCGTGCCCGTCCTCTTCCACGCTGATCACCGGTTTTTTCAGCCGCAGCTTGTCATAGTACGGGTTCGAGACCGGCACCGTAAAGGTGAACGAACAAATATCGTTTGCTTCCAGTGTCAGCTCCGGGTCAAGAATAAAGGCGGCCTTCTCATCGTAAGGATCATCCAGAACATTCCGTTCGGTCCAGTAGTAGCTCTGCCCGTCTGCAGTGCCCTTGATCTGCCCGATATACACCACGTAGCCGGGAGATCGGATGCGGGTCACTTTGCAGCTCCGCACGGTGGTCGTCCGCCCGTCGTATACTTCCACAGTCAGGGTGTGGAGTTCATTCTTTTCAAAATGCTCCAGTTCTTCCTTCGTCAGGGTGAACCGGTATACGCCATTTTGAATTGCGGCAAAGGTCTTGCGCACCGTATCGTCAATTTTCTCTGTCACGGTGACAGCATCGCCTTCCGGGTCGGATACCTTGTACGCAAAACCGAACTTCGTCCATCTGCCGTAGATGCCGTCTTTACCAAAGTAGTTGCTCTCGATCTCCGGCGCTTTATTGCTGGTAACAAAGCCGTTGTCGTCCACCGTAGCGTTTTCATCCACGCAGAAGCATACAAGGATGTTGCCCCTTGTCGGCATCTGAAGCTGGGTTTCTACATATGAATATGTGCCGTAGTACACGTCGCTTCGGAGTGCGTAATAATATCCGCCCTCGTTGTCTGAGTTGTAGCTGTCTACGTTCTGTGTGACACGGCTGTCCGCATAATCAACCTTATGCTCCGTCAGGAACTTGCACACATCCGAATTCCCGCCAAAGTCGTCAACCATCGGGATAAAGAACCTCTGGTCGGCCAGTGAACTATAACCATTTGAGTCGCCTGCCTTATAACGAATCGTCACAGGCTTTATCACATCCAGCACGTCCTGCGAGAGCCGCTTTGCGTAGGTGTTGTTCAGCCAGGAACGTGGTTCACTGCTATTTGCATAGCTCTGGCCTGTTGAGTGGCTGCTCCCCCAGCTCACCGTGTCTGCCAGCAGGCCCGCCCGGATCAGCAGGGTCTTTCCCTTGCCGTTCAGATCTTTCTCGTAGTCATGCTGTGCTACGATGAATTCTACCGCCGTGCCGTCCTCGTACACCTTCAGGGTCTGGCCAACGGTCAGGTCTTTGACAATTCCCATCTTCTCACCTCACCTTCGCTGCGGCGATCTGCCCCATCCGGTTGTCGATGTATCCGATGGTCTTCCTTCCGTCAATGGTCATCTTCATGCCGCGGATGCTGTCCACGATGCCGTCCATGTGTCCGGCGAGGCCGTTGATGGCGTTCAGTGTGTCGTCGTTTCCTTTGTTTTTCACTCCATTTTGAAGCTGTACTTCCGCATCGATCTGGTTCGCAAGGTTCCGGCTGATGTCGCCGTCCAGGCTCAGACTTCTGGTGGAAGCAAAGGCATTGTCGATCTCGTCGGCCCCTTCCAGCACGTTCGTCAGGTCCACGACCGGTACGATCTGCGGCGTGTAGTCGTAATCGTCCCCCATCACCTTGCTGATGGTGCCAAGCGTGCCCTTCGCAATGTCCATTGCATTCTGTGTCACATCGTCCACCGCATCGTCAATGAGCGGTGCGTCTTCCTTCACACCATCGCTGATGCCCTTGTCGATCTCCGAGCCGATGTCCTTCGCCACATGGGTCTCACGGTTCTGGTTTTTGCGATTGCTCACAAACCACGCAATGCCGCCGATCACCGCCGCAATGGCCGCAAGCACGCCAACTACGATCAGCAGTTCCGGCAATGCCGCCATGATGGCCCCGCCAAGGCCGCCAAGTGCCGTACCGATGCCGCCAATGGATACTGCTGCGCCAGTTCCTGTCGTTCCCAGCTGTCCCAGCATGGGCAGAAGTCCGCTCAAGGAATTGCCCACATTTGCCGCCGCCGTCCCGATGTTGGCAAGCTTCCCGGCAAGGTCTCCATTTTGAATTCCGGAAAACAGCTTCAGCAGCATGTCTCCTGCCCCGCCGGTCAGCTGCTTTCCAGTGTCCGTAAACAGCAGATCGATTAGTCCCGTTGCCGCCGAAATGATGGCACCGGCGTAGTCTCCCTGCATGGCAGATGCAATGGCCGAGACGAATTCCGTCCCGATCTCCATGCCTTCCTCGCTGAATGCCGCACCGAACACCCGTTCCAGTGTCCCGCTCATCTCTTCGCCCATGGCTTCGGAAGCTTTCTTCCATACCTCGGTAAAGGCGTTGCTGATGGGCACCCAGTTCTTCTGGATGGCATTGGCAAGCTTTAGCACCGCGCTCTTGGCGCTGTCGTCCAGATTCATGGCATCTGCCAGTGCCCCTGCAAAGCTCACCATAGAACTGCGGGAGGAGAGCAGTTGGTCCTTCAGGTCGTTCACATCGTCTTTGCTCAGCGGATTGCCATTCAGGTCCTTGCCGTCCGCCAGCTGCTGCTGGATGAGCCGGGTCTTTTCCAGCTCGGCATTCATGTTCTGCAGTGCTTCCACTGTGCCGAGGATGCTGGTTGTAATGCCCTGATACTTTGCTTTTCTTGCCTCAGCGCTGTTTTCGCCGTACTGCTCCACTGCCTGCTTGTAGGCGTCCTCACGGTCCTTCAGGCTGCCATCACCGTAGATGCTGGTCAGCAGGTCCATCCGGCTCTGCATCCGGCTCTGTTCGTCCTTGATGATGGAAAGCTGTGCATCCAGCTTGTTCAGCGACTGCTTTGCAATGTCATTTTGAAGCTGTAGACTCTCTGTCTGCGCATCCAGATAGTCGTTCCATGCTTCCTTTGTGCGCAGGTCGCTTTCGCCGTATTCCTTCCGCAGGGTGTCCCACTGCTCCTTCGCCTTGGCTTCCTTCTTCTGCTTCAGCTCCAGTTCGTTCTTCTGGTACTCGGTCTCCCGGTCGATCTTGTCCAGCTTCGAGGCCGTGCTGTCGTTTTGGGCCGTCCAGAGGCTGTACTCTTTTTCCAGAGTGTCAAGGTCGGTGTCGTACCGCTTCGTAATGTCCTCAAACAGGCCTGTGTACTGGTCTGCCTGCAATTTCGCAAGGCTGGTCTTTTCGCTCAGCAGGCTGGCGTAGGCTTCCTTGGTCTCGGTCTTGTCCGCGCCCCAGCGCTTCAGCATTTCGTCGTACTTCGCCTGTGCAATTGCCACCCGGTCGGTCTGGTTAGCGATCTCCGCCGCAGCGTTCTCCATCTTCTTCGCCAGCAAGGTGTCCTCGTCTGCACTGTACTGGTTCTCGGTCTGCCACAGCTCGTATTCGCTGTCCAGCACTTCCCGGGCCGTCTTGTTCGCTTCCAGCTTCGTCTTATACTTTTCCTCGATCTGCTGGGCTACGGTCTTCTTCGTGCCGGAGCCGGAGGATTTTCTGGTCTTGCCGCCGCTGCCTGTCAGATTCTTGGCATCCTTCGGGTCCTTCTTTATATCCGCGTCAAGGTCTTCGGCAGTCAGTCCGGTCTTGCCGCCAAGACCCTTCCACAGCTCTTTCGTGCCATTGACAATATTCGGCACAGCATTCTCGATGCCCGGTACCTTCGGTATCTGCACGCCGCTCACCGCACTGTTGATGGCATTTTGAATTTTATCGGTTGCACCTGGGAACCACGCTTCGATCTTGCTGATAAACCCATTGTATAGCCACTCTCCAAGGTTTCCGCCACTGGTTTCGGTGCTTTCCTGCGCCTGCTCCACAGCTTTCGCTGTAGTAGTCTGCACCGTCTCATTCACTTCACCGGTCTTCGCCTTGATGGCGGTCATGCTGGTGTTCACATTCGCCGCATTTCCGCTGATGACCCCTGCCGCTGTGCCGGACGCATTTGCTGCATCGGTCATGGCCGCTTCGCCGTTCAGCATGGCTCTGGCCATATCCTCGGTAACGTACTTCACTTCACCGGTCTCAGTCGTCAGCGCGATCAGCCCGTCCGTGTTCTTCTTCTGGGCAATGGTCATGACGTTAGTTGCTGCAGTGGCTTTCTCCGTCTGCTCGTTTGCTTTTTGCATTGTGGCAGCACTGTCATCCACCTGCTTCTGGTTTTCTTCCAGCGCTTTCGTAGTGTCCTCTACAGCCTGCTTGCTGTCCGACATGCTGTTCTCGATCCGGTTGCCGATCTCGTCCAAACTCGTCCCGAACGGTGCAAGAAACGGATAAGTGATTCCGTTCAGGATCGCGCCAAACGCACGGTCTTTCGCAGTAAAGGTGTCCACCCAGCTGGTGGGGTCCAGCGGGTTCACCAGCTTGCTCACTTCACTGCCTTTCTCGCCAACCCATGCTTTCAGCTGTTCCCATGCCCAGTTCAGTACCTGTAATGTTGCGTCAAGGACAATAATAATCACGTTCGCAAGCGCTTGAGCAATTACATCCGCCTTGTTGTTGATGGTATTGCAGATCACGTCCACAATCGTCTCCAGCGCCGCCTGAATATCTGGGCCTGCTTCAATAATGGCTTGGCATACCGGATCAGCAAACAGGCTCAGCACTGCCAGAATACCAGCTGCAATGGAGAGCTTTACCAGACCACCTGCAAACGCACTGAAGGCCTTACCCAGATTCACAAGGCTTGCGGCAAATACGGTAAGGCCCGTTGCAATGGGCGGTGCCGAACCGATCAACCCCAGACCAACCAAGATGCCCAGCATTCCGGTAAATCCTGCCAATGCATGCTCGAGGCTCAGTCCGCTCAACAGGTAGCATGCCGGTGCAAGCATCAGCAGTGCAGTTGCCAGCATCAGGCAGGCCCCTGCTACACCGGTAATTCCGGCTGTCGCCGCGGGCAGCGCCCAACTCAATGCCACAATAGCACTAAGCCCGAGCCCAAGGGCACTGAGATTCACAACGATGGTCAGAATATCCACATCCGCCAGCATTTTGATGGCCAGCGCCATTTCGATCATTGCCGCGCCCATGGCCACCATTGCCACCGCCGCAGCTGTGCTCTCGGGTGCCCGCTTGCCAAGCAGATACAGTGCGCCTGCCAGCCCGATCAGCATTAAGCTCACGCCGGCCATGCCAGCGCCGCCGGTGTCCGTCTCCATGGCTTTGCCCATCTGCTTTACGGCAGCCGCCATCACCAGCAGCGAAGCACTGGCAATCACCATGCTCTCTGCACCCTTTTTCATCCGCAGCGGGTTCACCTTCGTGTTTGCCATCAGCACCAGCAATGCCGCAATGCCGCTCACTACCAGCCCTGCACCCCGGATACCGTCCATCATGCGGTCGCCAAGGCTTGCAAAGATCGCCACAGCCCCTGCCGCCATCAGTAGCGCCGTTCCCATAGCATTGATGGCAACCAGCATTCCACCCAGCTTCACCAGATACTTGATGATTTTATCAAGGGTACTTACGTCCGCTTTTCCGGCAAGGTTCTGTGCCGCGCCAGCCGCCACCAGGAGAACACTCATCGCGACTGCCATTGCGCTAATAGCTTTCACACCGTTTTCTACCTGATAGGTATGCATTCCGCCGATCTTTTCAACGGCAAGTATCATGATGTCTATTGCCGCCGCAGCTGCAATAAATGCACCGGAGCCCTTTGCCCCGTCGCCATAGGTATTGAACACGGTCAGCATTCCCACCATGCCCATCAGTACACTTGCCACCCTGCTGATGGCGCTCATGCCATTCTCAACTTGATAGGTATGCATACTGCCCATTTTGGCAAATGCGGCGGCCAGCATGCCCATTCCGATGCTGATGGCCGTAATCGTCCCGATCAGTTTCGCCGTGTCAAGGCCTGTCAGGTCGGTGGCTGCCAGCACTTTCAGTGCCACCACCATGCCAAACAGCTCTGCAATCACGCTGGCCAAAGCCTGCACCGCCTGCGTCGGGTCGTCGATCTTCGCCAGCAGATACATGCTCCCGCTGATAAGCGCCACCGCCGTTGCAATGGCCTTCGCTGCTGTGGCAAGGTTGTTCGTGGTGTTTGCCTTTGTCCAGGTGTTCACGGCACCCGTCAGGCTGTTAAAGAAATCGCCGATGGGGTTCGCCAGCGTTTTCTTGAAGTTATCGCTTGCCTTCTTCAGCAGCACCGTTGCACCGTAGATCGCCGCCGCCAGTGCTCCAACATCGATCAGCGCCAGCAGCCTGTAAAGATCCACTCCATCCTGCAGGTTGAAGAAATCCTTCACCGCGCTGAGTGCATTCCTGCACGCACCGCTGATGCTGCTCATGATGCCGGTCAGCGTTCCGCCAAAGTCCGCCAGCGCTTTTTCCGCCTTCTCCGGCAGGCTCAGCACCACGTCCATGATGTTCTCCAGCAGCGGTACCTTACTGTCGGCAAACTCGCTCACCGTGTCCCCGGCACCCTTGAACCCGTTGAATGCACGGCCAATCAGTGCGCCCACACCCTCAAAGGCTCCCAGCAGAATGCCGCCCAGCAGCTGGAACGCCATACCGATGACGTTTCCTGCCGAAGCACTGTCTATTTTGAATTTGTCCAGCACACTGCCCACAGCATCCACCACGGTGCCGAATGCGCCGAACTGCTTCTTTGCCTCCTCCATGTTTCCGCCGCGCACAAGGGTCTTCACGCCCTTCACCACGTCCGCAATGGGGCTCACCAGCGCCGCAACAGCACCAACAAGGATGCTCAGCACGTCGGTAAGGCTCTCTGCCTGTCCAAGGCTTTCGTCCACCCATGTCAGCAGATTGCCGATGTAACTTCCGATGTTCAGCAAAAGGTCACCCATCGGGCTCAGCAGATCCAGCAGCTTTTCAAGGATCATAAAAGCGGTCTTGCCAACCGTTTTCACGCCCTTCAGCCCGATGCTCAACACCCGGAATACGCCGGTAAATACTTTCTGCACCTTTTCCGCAGTTTCTTCGCTCAGCGCCATTTTCCCGGTCAGCTCGTCAAACCCCTTCAAAAAGTTGTACAACGGGCTTCCGTCGGTCATGAACACGTCACCGAATCCGTCCCGGATCGGGCTCAATACGCTGTTGATGCCTTCCAGCACGTTCAGGATGCCGTTAAAAAAGTGCTCCCGGCCGCTCAGCTGGTTCATCTTGCCTGCAAGGTCGTCCAGGTTCACACTGCCATTTTGAATTTGCTCCGCCATGGAGTCGTAGGCATTTGCCAGCGCGTCCACCTTGTCCCGGTCAACCCCCAGCTTATCCAGCTCTTCGTCGCTCATAGCGGCACGCTGATGGTAGTATTCAGCCGCTTCCCCAAGCACTTCGTACAGCTGCTGGGCCGTCACACCGCTTTCTTCCAGCGCCTTCTGGAAACCGCCCGCCTCTTCAATGCCTTCCTCGCTCAGCAGGCCCTGATTCACCAGTGCTTTCTGCAAAAGGTTTGTGTAGTTGTCCCCGGCTTCACCAAAGCCTTCCGTTCCCAGCAGCTGGTCAAGGCCGGAGTCGAAGGCATTCTTCAGCCAGTTGTTCCGCCCGGCCGCACCGCCTGCGAACATGTTCCAGAACTCTTCCGCCAAATCGCTCCAGAATCCCTTTGCTTCCTCGTAGTTGCCAAACAGGATATCAAAGGTCTCCATCCAGCCGCTGCTCACAGCGTCCTTCGTGGCGTCCACCGCTTCGCTGAAGCTCTTTGCCTCCTGTGCCGCCTTAAAGGCCTTCACGGTCACTTCGTCGTACTGGTCAGCTAGGGCATCAATGGCCTGCGATGCCAGCATACCGGGGTTCGCGTCCACCATCTTCTTCACGGCTTCGCTGAACTCGGCAAACTTGCCAAAGGCGGTCTCCATCACCTCTTTGTCAGCCCATTTTGTCGATAGCGTTGAGCTGAACGTGCCAACCGTCACATCGCCTTCTTTGATCTTGCCAAGCTCTACACCGGTTTCGATGATCTGTTTTTTCAGCTCAGCAGTTGCCACGCCCGCAAGCTCTACCGATTTCCAGTCCATCAGGCTCAGATAACCCTGACTGTAACTCTGGTTCAGGTTATAGATTACGCGGGAGAACTCGCTTGCACCCTTGCCTGCATAGGCCGTGGCGTTTGCCATGCCCATGATCATCGGGATAACTTTCTCAATGTCGCCGCCGGACGCTGTAAGCTGTCCAAGGGATTGTGTCATGTCGGTAAAGCTGTAGCTTGTCTCGTCCGAAAACCACATCAGCTTGCTAAGGTAGCCGTTCACCTTTGCAATGCTCTTACCCGTTGCGTTCATGATTGTCTGCACGCTGGCGGTCTTCTGAGCATACTTGTTCCAGCCGCTCGTCACCTGATCGAGGGAAAGGCTCTTTACCAGTTTTTCACCGGTGTTCACGGCCTGCCTTGTAATGTGGCTCAGGGCTGCAACGCCCATCACTTCCACGGCCGAAAACTTTCCACTCAGGTTGTCCAGCGCGCCCTGCATCTCGTCAAAGTCCACTTTGGCCGATGCATCGCTGATCTTTTCAAAGCCCTTTTCCGCGCCGTCCAGTCGTAAGCTGTCGTTCAGCTTTTCAATGCTCTGCATGGTCTGGCGCACATTCTTTTCAAACTGCGCATTGTCAAACCGCATTTCTACTACGCGCTCGTCCACTTCCTGGCTCACAGTCTCTTTACCTCCTTCCACAGTTCATCGGCCAGAGCAGAAAAAATCGGAGCCAGGGCAGGGTTAATATAATCTACCCCCTGCACATAGGCCCCGTTTCTTGTGCCGTGTCCGTATTGTAAGATCACCGCAATGGGCACTCCGTCCACAATGTTGGAGTTCTTCCAGCACAGCGTGGCACCGCTCTTGTCCATTTTGATTTCGTAGCTCCAGCTTGCCGCTGTCTTTCCGGTGGCCTTCGGGGTGGCATCCGCAAGCCGTTCTACACCCAGCTTTCCGTATTTCTCAAGGATCGACCGCACGCTCCAGCTCTTGATGTGGCTGAAAAAGGTCAGGCTTTTCTTAAAGTCGCCTTTCTGCCGGATCTCAATTACCTTGCTCAAAAGCTCTTACCCCCTCGAGTGAAACTTCGCCCTGCGCTGTGCGTTCAGCGCACGGATGTGCGCCGCCTGCTCGTGTCTGCCCATCTTCTCGGGCGGCAGGTTCTCTTCCCCGCAGGCCCGGATCAGCGCCAAAAGCCGGTTCAGGTGCCACTTTTCGCACTCGAACGGGATGCCGTAGCTTGCCATGGCGGCATAGAACAGGTCTGCCGTCTGGTAGCGTGCGCGCTTCTTGCCGCCTTTGCGGTCTTTAAAGGTCGCGGCCGTCATCGGGTCGCTCATATATCGTTGAATGGCCAGCCAGTCTTCCTGCCGCAGTCTTGCGTATACGGTCGGGTCCGCACCCTTTGTCAGGGTCATGCATCGGACGAAATCCAGCGTTTCTTCACGCGTTTTCTTCACGTTTTCGTCCAAGTACGGCTTATGCCACTTGCTTTCCCATTTAGACAGGGAGAGCAGGCTGTATTCCAACCTCAAAGTTACCGGCTCGTCGTATACGAACATGTTTGTTCGCTCATCCCAGCGTTCTTCGCCGGGAATATGCAGCTCCAGCATTCTTTCACTCCCCCTGTACTCTTAAATGCGTGTCTTTTCAGACAAAAAAAATAAAGGCTGCCCGGAAATTTCCCGGCGCAGCCTCTCTCCGCCAAAGCGGCAAAATATTTTTCTCTAAACAAAGCTCGCCCTTCGGGAGAGCTCCGTCATAGCTTCGCGCAAGCGAACTGTGACGGTGAGAGGGTTACTCAGCCCTGTTCCGATGCCACGCTCAGCGCAGGCGCAGCGCTTGCTGTTGCGGCCATCTTCATAGCCGGGTTCTGGCTCGACGCGTCGGCGGGCATAATGCCGTTCATAAAGGCACTGGCCTTGGCCTCGTCCGTCACCAGTTCCATATAGATCATGCTGTAGGCCGGATGTGCCTCAAACTCGGCACGGATGGTGTCGTTCTTCATGAACAGGCGGCCGTCCGCACTCTTCTTGCCGTAGCTCTTCAGCACCACATCCTTGAACAGCTTCACCAGCTCCAGCTGGCTCTTCGCTGCAATGATCCTCTTGATGTAGGCACGCATGCCGCCCTCCATGCTCAGCTCCATCTCGGTGATCTCCGCCTTCGACAGGTTGAAGTAGAAGTCCTCGGTGCGCTGATTGCCGTCATAGTCGGTATAGGAAATGGTCTTTTTCAGCATCTTAATCTCTCCTTATCGGTTCATTTTGATTTTTCCTCTCAGCAAAGCTCGCCCCTTCGGGAGAGCTACAAGCAGCGCCGGCAAATGCTGGACTGCGCGCTGAGAGGGCGTTTTTACACAGCAGCCTTTACTGCAGCGAGCAGCTCGTCCGGGGTGGGCAGCTTTGCCTCCTCGCTGTCGGTGCCGTACAGCAGGTCTTCCACGGCCTTCATCTGCTTTGCGGTCAGCTCAGTGCTGTCAAACTCTGCCACCGCCGCAGCCTTCAGGTCTGCAATGTTCACAGGCACGGTATCGCACTCCCAGCTGAAGGTCTCGGCGTCCGGGCTGTCGTTCATAGTCTCGTGGCTCTTCTCAGCAGGCTTTGCGGTCGCATTCCACACCACATGGATGATGTAACCGGTATCGGGGTCCTGATCGGTGCCCACCTTGGTCTGCCATGTAAAGCCGAATGCCTTGCGCTTCTGCTGGCCGATGCGCACGCCCTTCACAGGACTGCCCAGACCGTCGCAGGGTTCAAACTCGGGCGGGTACATATAGGATTCAATGGTAAAGCCGTAGTCCTCGCCGGAGATCAGGCGGGCGTACTTCATGTTGTCGGCCCACAGGTCGGTAGGTTCTGCGCCGCTGGGGCTTTCCGTCACGCCGGTCAGGCCGTTCCATGCAGCGCCATTGTCGTAGCCCTCGCCATCGGCCTTGGGGTAAACCACGCCGTGCGAAACACCGGCGTGGAACTTGCGGGTACCGTCAACGTCCCAATTCAGTTTTGCCATAGGGTTTTATCCTCCTTTATAGATCATCATTCCTCTTAAGGCTCGCCCTTTGGGAGAGCTGGCGCATCAGCGCCTGAGAGGGTTATTCAGTACCACACGCTGAATACGTCGTGGTATAAGTTGTCCGAAATAAAATGGCGGTCATAAGAAGCCTTTGCAAGCAAACTCATGGCCGCCGTCATTTCGCTGTCCGGTTTCGTGTCGATCACGGTAACAGAATAATGGAAGGTCTGGCGGTATACGCGGTCGTCAGCCTTCGGGCTGCGGATCTTTTCCAGCTTGTAGCAGATACAAGGATATTTCATCCGCAGGTTTGCAGGCGGCTGGTAGTACACGTTTTCACTGCCGCACCGCTGTTTCACGATGCTGCGCAAAAGCGCATCCAGCCCGGAGCGTCTTTCACTCAGTTTCATTGCCATGCCATAACCCTCCCAGCGTCAGCACGATGCGCGGGTACTCCACGCTCGCGTCCGTCACCTTCCATTTTCCGCCGTAAAGCGTCACATACCGCAGATTGCAAAAGTGCTCCTGAACATACGGGTCAGCGATGACGCTTAGCGTGTTCGCAAGGCTGATATCATCGTTCACCTTGTCGCCGGACTGGTTCCTGCGCGTGTTCCGCGTCAGGTCGCCGTAACAGTCACGCTCTGTCACGATCTCCGAGTACACACTCGGCTCTGTCTCCTTGGTCTCCACGAAACCAAGCTTCCCAAACCACTTGCTCATAGCACTTTCACTCCATTTTGAATTTTCTGCTTACTTTTCGGCAGAAGCAGCCCATGCCTGGGTCTTCACGGTCTCGCCGGTCACAACGGTGATCACGCCGGTCGTGCCAAAAGCCACAGGCACCAGATAGTTTGCGCCATCCACGATCACCAGACGGCCCTTCTTGAAGGCATCCTCGATCTCTTCCTTGGTCACAGTCTCATTGAAAGTGGCGTCAGCGTACAGCTTGTGGTCCGCGGTCTTGCCGTAGGCCATGTAGTTTGCAACGTGCAGGTCCTTGCCCTGCTCATAGAGCTTGTTCAGCATTTTCTATCATCCTTTCCTTTGAAAAAGGCTCCCTCAATGAGGGAGCTGACGAACAGCGCCGCCGTCAGGCGGACTGTGAGACTGAAGGAGTCTCTCATGCAGCCCACTCAATGGCCATAGCGCTGTAAGGGCTGGTCAGTGCGCCGGAGCAGCGGGTCTCGATCAGGTACTTCTGTGCATTGAAGTCGATATCAAAGTCATCGAACATGCTCACGGCACCACCCTTGTCGGCACCCACGGTGTAGTCGGCCAGGTTCACGATCACAGCAGCCAGATCGCCGCCCTTGGCACCCTTGCGGCCTTCCATTTCGGGAATGGTCACGATCTTGGCAACACGCAGCTTGCGGGCCAGTGCGGCCTCGTCCGTGTACAGCGGGCGGCCCATGCCGTCTTCCAACAGCAGCATCTCGGTCAGTGCATCCTCGGTGGTAAACATAGTCGGGGTGCCGCTGCCGCGGTAGTCCTTGCGGGCACGGATGGCCTGCTTGATAAAGGCCTTGTACTTGTCCTCCACGGTGGAAAGGCCGGTGGTCTTCACCTGCACTTTGATGGTAAACAGGTCGGCGTCGTTGAACACCGGACGGATGCAGTTCTCATCGATCTTATCACGGCTTGCTGCCATGCGGCCGTCACCCAGAATGTAGGCCAGTGCCAGCTCACGGTTCAACTTGTAGCGCATCTCGTTGCGCAGCCATGCCACAACGTCAAAGCTGGTAATGTCTACCACATCGTCGCGATCCAGCTCCTGCTTCTTGTACACCGTGGTCGGGCCGGTGGAGCGGCGCAGCAGGCCGAACACCTCTTCCGTCTTGTAGTTGCCCTTCAGGTAGCCCTTGGCACGTGCATCGTCCTCGGTCAGGTCGGCGAACAGGCTCTTGAAGCGGCTGAACGGGATGTGCTTCACGCCGCCCATCACCACGCTCACCCAGTCGTCGGGCTTGTCAATGATGCGGGGCGGGGTGTCCAGCAGGTGATCTTCCGGGAACAGCCAGTCGATGTTGTCAATGCCGTGGCACAGAGCGTTCACCTCGCTGTCCTCAATGCCGGCAGTTGCAAAAGCGGCCTTCATGGTGCCGCAGGTCTTGGCGGTCTTCACCACCTTGTTGATCTCGTCGATGCTGTGCTTCAGCACGGTGCCCTTCGTGTCCTTATCAAATACGTTCTGCTTCACGGTTTCTTCCTCCTCATCGTCAGTCTCTTCGCCGTCACGCTTTTCCAGGGCCATGCCCACCAGTGCGTGGCAGCACTCCTGCTGTTCGGGTGTCATGCTGTTGTACACCTCTTTCAGCGTCTTGCCGTCCTTCTGTTCGTCCGCCCTCTCGGCTTCCTCCTGTGCTGCTTTGTCGGTCGCTGCATCGCCGCTGTGTGCAAGGTCGTCCAGCGGTTCGCCGTCCGGGTCCAGTCCGTGGGCAATGCTCAGACCGCCGTCTGTGTAGATGAATGCTTCGCTGCCCTCGTAGTCCTCGTCAGCACTGTGCTTCACCACCTCGTCGATCAGTGCACCCGGGTTGCAGCCTGCCAGCACAAGGCTCACTTCCTGAATAATGCCGTGCTGGATCGTGTTGCCCGTCTTCTTGATGCAGTTTGCATAGATGGAAAAAGCGTTCAGGTCGCCATTTTCCACGCAGGCCTTCGCGGTCCGGCCGGTATCCGTATCGTTGAACTTTGCGTAGCAGTACATGCCCCCGGGCCGGTTCTCCAGCAGGCAGTGGCCAATGACGTTTTCCAGGTTGTCATGGTCATGGTTGTACACCATGGTCACAACTTTACCGTCGCATTCCTGGAACGCATTCGGTGCAATGGTCTGGCCATCATAGCACTTGGTCTTAGCCTTCGTGGCCCAGCCGCTGCAGTCGTAATCAAACTTCGCCATTTTGATTTGCCATACTCCTTTCTACGGCTTCCTTTCCAGCCGTGATCGTTTTGTTTCTCTCAGCAATCTCCGCATCGGATTGCGAAATATTGCTGTTCCGCAGTTCGTCCGCCTTCGGGTCCTTCGAGGGCTTCATTCCCAGCAGCTGCCGGAACTCATTGCTTGTCAGGATCTCGTTGCGGGTAAACTTGTCCGCCATCTCGGCAACGGCGCTCACCGGTGCCAGCTTGAACGGGTCGCGGAAGTACATCATACTCTCGCGGCCTTCCTTCCGGTCCTCCTCGGTCAAAAACTTTCGCTTCAGCTCATCCACGGCTGCTGCCACAAGAGGTTCAATGGTACGGTTCTCATAGTTCGTCATCACCGCATCGCTTGCTGTACCGTTCATGATCTCCGGGGTAATGCCTAACTGGCTGTATGCCATGTTGGTCAGGTATTCCACGGTTTTCAGGAGGTTATTTTCAAGGCTGCGGTTCAGCTGTGTAATGTGTTCCGAACCATCGGTATAGGCAATGCCGTATTTAGAACCGGTCAACTGCCGTTCGATCTCGGCTCTCCGGTCGTCCGCTCTCTTTTTCTGGATGTCGTTGCGCACTACGTATGGCAGCTGGATGATAAGATCCAGCTTTTCAGATCCCAGCTGGTCATCCACCACGTCCATCAGGTTCAGCTTGCGGATCAGGCGCTGGATGGTGCCGTTCGGTTCGTTCATCACCGCATAGAACGGGTTCTCGATCAGGGCCACTTCTGCTTTCGGCAGGGTGATTTCCTCTTTCTGCCCGGTCTGGTCGTTGTACACTTCCAGCCGCACATCATCGGGGTACCATTCCTTCACCTTCGCCACCCGCATGGAAAGGATCTTCGCTTTGCCGGTCTCTTCGTCCACATCCACGTCCACCGGCACAAGCGCTGCCACGCCCTCGTCCAGTACAGAGAGGAACATGTCATACCGCAGCGCCCTGCCGGTCTGGTCCTTGTTGCCGGAAAGGTTCAGGCAGCAATTAAGGCCCGAATCAACGGTTTCGTCGTAGCGTCCGTTTTCATCGAGCCTTACGTGGTTTATTGTGATGCCCGTTGCGTCCATGGCAATGCGGGTGTATATGGCGGTCATGATCGTGCGGTCATTCGCACGGTTCAGCCGTACCCGGTCAGGCCGGTAGCTGCTCCCTCCGCCATAGTAGTTCTTCCCGGGAGGGTCCCGGTTCGTAAAGGCGTTCCACGCCCGTTTCAGGCGGGAGCCAACGTTTATCGCCATTTTGATTTTTCCTCCCGGTCAGTTCTTCTTGTCGTCCTGCTTTGCCTGTCCGCCGCTGGCGCTGCCACTCACAATGGCATTTGCCAGATCAGGGTTTTCAAAGGTGCTCGTCACAAACTGCTTTGCGCTGTAGCTCATTGCACCCGCCACAGCCTTGGTCAAAAACTGTTTTCCCGCGTCCTTCATCACGCTCTTCACAAAGCTCTGCCCGCCGTACACATCGCTGCGCAGCTGTTTCACGTCCTTCTGCAGCTGCAGCCGCTCTTTTTCCGCTTTCAGTTCCCGGTTCGGGTCGTCCGCGCGGATGTTGGTATCCCCCTGCAGGTCGCGGTACTGTTTTTCCATCTGCAGGCGGTTGATCCGTGCCCGCAACTCTTCGTCCGAGTAGTCCTCGGCCTTGCCGCCCTTCCGCTTCGGGGCATACTCTGTCTTTGCAGTCGCACCTTCACCGGCGTTCCCATCCCCGGCATAGTGCTTCTTTCCGGCTGCGGTCAGGGTACCGTCCTTGTTCTGGTATCGCCGCACGCCCCATTTCATGCCCTTGATACCTGAATGGTAGAGTGCGCAGTTCCTTTTGTGCTCCCACCAGTCGTTTTGATGTGTCATCTACTCACCTTCTTTCACGCTCTATTGCTTTTATCCCCGTTTCCGTGCTATACTGACCTTAATAAAATTTGGTTACGGAGGGAATTTTATGATCGATCGGTTGAAGGATAGGTTTTTAAACTTCTGCATCACCCAGCCAAAGAAAGCTACCTATTCCGTCGTTGCGGCCATTGTCATTGTGTTGCTAATCGGAAACATTTGGTCTCTTTATGCCTCTAAACGTCAGGCCGAAATTGCTCATGGTGCTGAACTTGCCCGTCTGGAACGCGAAAAAATCGGCTACTCCCACCTTGCCGAAGGTGAAGTCCAGATGCCTGATATTGAAATTGGCATGGCCACCGATTACCGTATTGTCAAGCAGGACTTCGAGAATGCCGGTTTCACCAACATCATCACCGAGCCGGTCGCCGATCTCACCAATACCACGACCAAGCGCTATAATGCCGTCATTGAAGTCACTGTAGATGGCGTTCCCCGCATGAATGTCGGCGAATGGTACAAAGTCGATGTCCCCATCGTCATCACCTACCACACTGTTGGCGATACCATCCTTACCCCGCAGGAAGAAGCTTATTCCATTGCCCAGGGTCTTCTTCATGGTAAGCAGGACTGATTGGAAAGGAAGTGCTCCGCATGACTGTCACTTGCCCAAACTGTAGAAATGAAATATCCGTCTCTAAATTCATGCCTGTATCAGTTCGCTGCAAGAAGTGCAAAAGCGTTTTTAATGCTGAATATAACCCTGATGAACTTGGTTTTTGGGGCAAGCAAAAGCTGAAATGCAACAATTTTTCAATTGCACACCCTAATATTACCAAGGCCGCAAAAATCACCATTGGTCTTGCTATTGCAGCGGGCCTTACAAAACTAGCTCTCGATTCCAGACCTGAATCAACGCAAGCTGGTTTACCAGCTGAATCAGAAGATACGGCATCCGATGATGTATCGTCCACAGAATCCAACGGTCAAACGCCGCCTCCAGAAGAACCCGCTTCGTCCGATGACATCAAACCAGAAGTAGAACCTTCTATATCCAAAACCGACTTTGAAAGACATCTTCTCGACCGCTTACTATCCGGTGGTCTTGACGGCCCTGTTGGTTCGCCATTCGGAAATGGTTATGGTTCTACAATTATGTACGCCATTCAAGACGGAATCATTAAACGTTTCAAACAGGGTCCAACACAAAGAGTTTTCGACGGTGACGAAACTGAAAAGATCATTCCTGATTGGAAAAATGATCGAAAACTCGAAACAGAGGAAGAACAGCTAGACTTTCTGCGCAGACAAGGGCGCTACGTAAATGATCCAGAGGTGCAAGCCTACAGCAATGCATACTGGGATAAGAAGCATCAGCGCTAATCACTCAAATGCATCCCGGTTCTGCTTCCACGCAATGTAAGCATCCATCATAGCTGCCACAGCATCGATCTTCTGGTCCTGCCGCTGCTTGTAAAGCTTCCGGTTACCGTTGGTGTCCACCAGTGCAATGCAGTTGCCCATTGCAAACTGCATCAGCTTTTCATCAAACAGCAGCTTCCGCTGTTCGGAGAGCTTTTTCAGCTCGCCCAGCGGCACGCTCTCGGTTCTCGCACCCTGAATCACCTTTGTGATGCCAAAGGTGCCATTCTCCTGTCCCCAGCGCTCCACGAACTCCTGCGCGTTGTAGGGGTCGTAGCCAAACGCCCGCACGTCGTACTGGTTCTGCTGCACGAAGTTATCAAGGTCTTCATATACCTGCATCATGTCCAGCACCGTGCCGTCAAATACGAATAGTGTCCCCTCTTTCATGAACTCTTCGTACTGGTTTCTCCGGCTCACGGGCAGTTGGCTCAGGGTGTAGCTGGTAATGTAGTCCCTTGTCTTTACCCCAAAATATCCGCTTGAAAGCGGAAACAAAAACGTAAACGCACAAAAATCATCGCCCATGCTCAGGTCTGCGCCCATGGCGCACGGCATCTGCCAGTAGCTTCTCGGTCGGTGGCAAAGGGTCTCTTCATACGGAAAAAAGTATGTGTACCCCTCCATCGGCAGATTGAAGCGCTTTGCAAGGATGTCGTTCCGGGCACTGGGCGATTTTTCGGCTCTTTCTACGTCCAGCTGATAGGTCTCGTAGCTCACGGTCTTGCCCAGGTTCGGGTTTGCCTTCAGCCACATCTCCGGTCGGCCCACTTCCTCTATGCTGTCCAGCTTGTAGTACCAGATAGAGACATGCGGGTTTACGTACTCCCCCTTCAGGATGCTCAGCAGCTCCATTTTGATGTCGTCGCCGCATCCGTTGCGTACCGTGCCCTCGCTGCTTGCCGCAACGATCAGGTAGTTCTCGTTTTTCGCCGCGCCCTGCTCAATGGCACCAATGGGGTCTTCCCGGATGTCGCAGCTCAGCCATTCGTCCACGGTAGCCACCGTGTCGCGCCGGCCCTGCAGCTTTTCAATGGTCATGGGGCGCACTTCCAAAAGGCTGTTGGTCACAAAGTTCTCAATGCCTTTCTTGGTGCTTGCCATCTTCACCCTGTCTGCTTTCGCACCGGTGGTGTTCTGCAGGCTGCCATCGGTCATGAACTTCAGCACCGGCCCCTTTGCCCGCGCCAACGCGGTGCGGAAGGGTGCCAGCACTTCCTCGGCCTGATTCATAGTAGGCGCTGTGGTCAGCTGCTGGGTGGTGTTCGTGTTGGCGGTCATAAAGTACGCCTGCAAAAATTCCAGGTACATGGTCTTTGCGGCCGAGCGTGTGATGATAAGATACTGCTTCGTCACCAGCCGCTTCTTGATGCGCTTGGTCTCGTAGTGTCCGCCTGCCCCGTGCGGGTTCGGCACATACACGCTCCGCTCCACAAAGTAGTACCAACCAAAGATCTGCTCTGCCCACAGCTTAAAGCTGTCCAGCATCTTCACATCGCCGCCGTCGGTCAGGGTCAGCTCATCCTCACAGAACGCGATAAAGCCATTGATGGCCTTATCGTCATAGTAGATGCCCGGGTTTGCGATCAGGTCGTCGATCCGGTTCATCTCCATGCTGATCTCTCTGCAAACGGGGATCTCCCCGCGCATCACGGCCTCCCGGAACCGGCCATAGTAGATCGGCGTCGCCGTGTTCGAGAGTGCCATTTTGATTTTTCAGCTCCTGTTTTTATTGATCGGCTTTTGCCGCGCTGTCTTTTTCGTTCAACATCTCGGTCAGCTCTGCGTACTGTTCATCGGTCAACTTGTTGGCGGCGTAGAAGATATCCAGCTTCTTTGCCATACCAGCGGTCTGACCGCGCTCGATCATGCGTTTGCAAGTGTTATAAAGTGCCATAGTATTCCTTCCTTTCTGTTTATGCGCTTTCAGTTGTTTCGTCATCGGTCACGCCAAGCTCCAAAAGAGTCAGGCGATAGTCCTGGTCAACGTTCAGTGCGTCCGCGTCTGCCAGAGCAACCTGCAGTGCCGCCACCGTCTCCGGCAGCTTCTTCAGGGCTTCGGCCTTTTTGCGCGCTTCTTCCTGCGCAGCCAGCTCTTCTGCGGTGTAGCGGATGTACTTCTGGATGGGTACCTGTTCCACCCATTCTTCCTGTGCCTGAACGCCGGGACGGTCGATGATTTTCTGTACGTCCCTGCCGCCGTTGGGGTACTCAGTCACGGTCTCCCAGTGCCACTGTTCCTCCACGCCCTCTACGGCGGGGTGGATAATCTCTTTGGTGTCATCGGTCAGGTAGCCCAGCGTCAGGTCGGGGTTTTCCACGACCGCGCCGGTCTCGTCAATGATCTTCATGGTTCAAACATCCCCTTTCTCAGGCCACGCGGTGCCAGATGTGCACATAGTAGGCGGCGGGCTGCACGGTGCTGCTGCGGCCATAAATGGCGTTGGACTTGGACGCGTCAAAAGATATATTGCCATAATTTCCGCTAGACCCGTTCTCGAGTGACCTGCCTATGCCTTTGACAGAAAACGCACCGCTGCCAGATGGATAAGCATAAAAGCTGCCCATTACATCAGATAACGTGCCCGTGATGTTGGGCAGACCGGCTTTCACTGTGGTGCCGGCCGCGTGGGTGCTGGATGCACCCATCAGCACCCGCTCGGAAGCGATCACCTCCCAGCTGCCGCCGAACAGTGCGGCGGGGCTGGTGGGGTCGGTGCTCTGGTAGATGCTGCCCACGGGGTAAGCGGTAAGAGAGCCAGTTTCGTTTAGATTGATTTTGCCGTTTTCGTCCACGGTCAGCCCCTCACCAGCAAGCTTCGTGCTCAAAGCTTTGGCTGTCGGGGTTGTCATGGCTGCAGGCGCAAATGCCGCTTTACCCGTCTCATCCACGGTAAGACCGTCTCCGATCATCACGCCGCCCAGTGTGTCGGCTGTTGCAGGCGGCAGAACATAGTTTCCTACGCCCATGGCCACAGTGCCTAAAGCCATAAGGATATCCTCCCTTATTGTGTAGTAATGTGCATGCAGGTCTTCCGTCGGCATTTTCCATGCCCGCAGCCGCAGGGTGTCGGTGCTGCTCTGCGTTGTGCTGTCCAGCACGGCTGCTCTTGCGGCGTCCGCACTGTCCGGCTCGATCAACACAGCAATACTGTCGTCGGCTGTCAGTCCCGGCATATTCAGATCGATATAACAGCCATGGTCATCTTTCTTCCATCCTGCCGCAGGTATTGTTACTGCGTGCAGCTCCAACCGGTCCGCTTTTGCCGCATCCAGTGCATTCATGGCATTGGAGCAGGCAGTCGTTGTCTTGGCAAGCTCCTGCAGCGTGCGCAGGGCAAGCTCCTGCAGGCCCGCCAGAATGCTCAGAACACCCATCGCTTATTCTCCTGCAAATACCTCGTCCAGCATGGCGGTCACTTCTACCTCGGTTGCCAGCACCAGACTGTCCAGCTTGGCCTTATCCGCAGCGGACATCAGGCCCGCATTGGTAGTGGTGGCGTTGCCATATTTGGTGTCGCTGCCGGGGATGCCCAGCGCGGTAATGTCGTCCTTGGTCACCGCAGCAACAGCGCTCACGTGGCCGGTAGCGTCAACAGTCACCTTGTACAGGCCGCTGGCCTTGGCAGTATAGCTGGGATGGACATAGTTGTTTGCGCCCTCGGCAATGCCTGCCAGCTTGTTCTTTTCGGCGGTGGTGTAGTCGTTGGTGGAAAGGTCCTTGCCTGCCACCTTATCCACCTTGCCAGACAGGTCCACGGTAGTGTCATCCAGCAGTTCCATGGTGTAGCTGCCGCTGCTGCCCTTGATCTTGGCGTAGATGTCATAATGCTTGGTGGCGGTGTTCATCACCAGATACAGGATGTTCTCCTGTGCGGCATCGGCGTTCGGCACTGCATCCACCTTCTGGAAGGATGCGTGGCCGGACTTGGAAATGGCGGTGTTGATGGCCTCCACCACCTGTGCGCTGGTCTGGAAGGTGCTGTCGTTGTTCAGCTGGCTGGTCTTGGTGGGCACGGTGATGTTTACGGACTTGTCAGGGTCAATCGTCTGTGCAGTGCCGTTCACCTTGATGCTCTCGATCTTATTGGCCTGTGCGCCAATATCTTCCAGAGCCTTAACCCGCAAATTCAGAGCTTTGTGTTTTGCGTTCTGGCGCTTTGCCAGGTCCTGAAGGTCGCGCAGTGCGGGGATGTGGTTCAGATCGTAATTAGCCATGTTCATTGTCCTCCTCAAAAATTTCGTCAAATAGTGTTTTTACTTCTTCCGGCGTTGCCATGGGCAGACTCATTTTGAATGCTTCTGCCACAAAAGCTTCCCACGCCGGTGTTCCTGGTTCCGGCATTTCGCCGGTATCAGTTCCGCTGTTTTCATACACGATGTACGGCAGGTCGGCGCTTGTGATTGTCACGCCATTTCCGTCCGTTCCCTCAAAGGTGCAAACGCCTTTTCCAGGGCTGGCGGTCACTGCTGCCGGAACATCCACATGTCCGTTTATTACCAGTGTCGAGCCGCAGACTTTGCTGCACGGCCCGTGCCAGCACACCCGTATCGTCAGTCCTTTCCAGATGCCGGATGCTGTTACATTCAGCCCGTAGATTCCACGGTTGCCTTTGTAGCCGAATGCTAGCGCCATCGCCTTCCCGGGTGGTTTTGCCGTTCCGTTCGGCAGCAGAGTCACAGTAAGGTCTGTCATTTTATCACCCCTCCAGCTGCACATCCGGCACAAGCAGCATCACGCTAAGTGTCAGTGCCCGTGTCGGTTTGCTTGCCGCCCAGAATTTCAACGTGCCGTTCCCGGCCTCGCACACACCGTACATTCCTGCTGCCGTTGCACTGGGAACATCGGCCGATATCACACCGGCCATCGGCAAGCATGCACTTGTGGCTTTCTCCACAGCAGCCGTGCAGCTGTAAGCCGTTTCACCTTCGGCCTTGTTCCAGCCGTCCACCGGCAGGCTGACCGCAATGCTGCCAAGGCATCCACCATTGTACTCGGCGCTTGCTTTCTCCAGCAGTGCCTTCGTGGTTTCTTCGCTCTGTTTGGCGTTATCCGCGCTGCTTTTTGCGCTTTTTGCGTTCACATCGGCACTTCTTGCAGCCTCGTTCATCGCGTTTTCATAGGCTGCAGCATGCTCCGTAATATCGTTTTTAAGGTGGGTCATAAAATCCACCACCACCGGATCATCCTGTGCTGCATCCACCTCAAGCCCGACAAGGTTCTGTACCGTACCCAAGGTCGTGTTGTATTTCTGCAAAATTTCGCCGTTGTCGTTCACACGGTAAAAGCTCACCGCAAAATGTACAGCGCCTTTGTAAGCCACGGCATCTGCTGCCACCACCCAGATAAAGGTGATGGTCTGCTCTGTCACGGTCTTTTCCGTCACGGTAAAATAGTTTCTGTCGCCCTCCGCGTTTTCATAGTTTACCCGAATCGCAAAATCGGCAAGGTCACTGCCGCGATAGTAGCGATTGATGCGCAGACGGATGCGGTTCACATCCTTGTCCCCTTCTACGCCAAGTACAACGCCATCTTCCGGCACCGCGATCAGCCGCTTGCTCTCATCGATCACAAAATCCAGCCCAGCATCCGGCTCGGGCATTCCGTCAAAAAGTTCATCCAGATTGTCCATATTACACCTGCTCGATCAAAACTGCATTTGTAACGATCCGTGTCTTCCCGTTCTGGCCAACCAGCTGCACCCGGAAGCTGCGGTCTCCGCTTACTTCCTCCGGCACCATACAGCTCTGGATCTCGTCAAGCGGCACAGGATAAATGTCGTTGAACACGGCCGCCTTTTTGCTTCTTTTCCAGTCTTCGTCACCGCTTCGGAACTGGCATTTCAGGTAATTTACACTCCCGGCCCTGATGCCAGAAAAATCACCTTCTTTTTTCAGCCGCTGCCCCTCCACGGTAAAATTCAGCATCCGCATTTAGGTTCCTCCCTGTCACACTCGGCATACAGCCGCCATTCCAGTTCGCTGATCAGGTTTTTGGTCGCTTCCATCGTGCTGGAGCTCTGCGGCGGGTCAAACAGCATCCTCACCTTCAGCGCCGTATAGCTCTTCACCGCTTCAATGTCCTCTTTTCCCTGGCAGAACTCGCTCCATGTCGCCGTCGCATCGCTGATGCCAAAGCCCTCCTGCGGCCCAACGCCCATCTGCCGCAGGATCATCAGCACGCTATTGATATGCATGATAAGGTCGGCATCAAACGCCGTATACTCCTCGGTCAGTCCAAGGAGTTTCTTCACCGAGGTAAGGATACTGTCCATTTTGATTTATCTCCTTTAGTCCGCGATGCACTGGTTGTCCCACTTCTTGTAGGCGTCCAGATAGGTCTCGCCCTTATCGCCGTTGTGGGTGATCTCGTAGTACATGCCGTCAGACACGGTGGTGCTCACCAGCGCCTTCCAGTTCTGCAGGGTTTTGCTGAACCATACGATGAGCACGTCCTCAATCGTCAGCTTCTTGCCGTCGGTCACGTCCACGTGAGCGTTAAAGTAGTCCACCACCAGCTGCTTTGCGCGGTTCATCATAGCTTCGTTGTCCATTTTGTTTTCCTCCTTTTATTATTCCTTGTGGTCCATCACGCCCTCGGCTGCAATGGCTGCATTTGCCCAGAACAATGCCTCATCCAGCTTTGTCAGTGCCAGACTGCGTTCACGGCTTGGTGCAATACACCGCACCATTCCTTCTGTCTCCTGCATCTTCAGCCGCAGGTTTGTGCTGTATGCTGCTTCCGCAACATTGAATTTTCGTACAGGGTACATGTCATTTCCTCCATGGGCAAGTGTCACCCGGTCGTCTTTCGGCAAATGCAGGCTTTAAGATCGTATCATCTCCATAGTGGATGGCCTTGTGGGTCCGATCGCTCACGCAGATCACGTTTTCCGGGTCCAGCAGTGCGTCCGTGTGCTGGAGCACGTCCTCTTTCGTCAGCGGGTTCAGATGGTGGATAATAATGCGCGGTCGGATGGGTTTGCCGTTTCGTATCACCCAGTCGGTGATCTCGTGGTCAGAACATCCCAAATCGCACCCTGCGTCCCGCACAATGATCCTGTCCCGGAACTGCCGCCACTCTCTTGACTGGTAAAAACTCTGATTCAGCCACCGGTCAAAGCCAAAAGTATCGTATCCAACCGTACCGTGCAGCTGCAAATAATGGAAGCGGTCTTCAAAGGTCGCATGCTGGCAAAGCTCATAGTATGTCTTCCTGGGCATATGCTTAGTACCCCACGCACCAGCAGATCATGGCAAATGCCGTGCAGATCATAGAGAGGCAAATCAACTTACTATGCAGGTTCTCATGGCCTTCCATTTCGTCATGGTAAGCGCATATAAATGTAAAAATCAGCGTACACCAACAGCCAAATCCGCCGAACCACTTATCAATGATTTGTGAAAGCCCGACCGCGATAGCCGTCAGAAGCGACAGGATACTAGGAGGCAAATACCACCAGTACCGTTTGTTTGTCAGTCGTTCTCGGTCTGTGAACAAGCATGCAAGTATGATCCACGGCATCGCCGCCATCAGCCAGAAGCAGATTTCTTCAAATGCCGTCATCATAAAAATCCTTTCTTCTACAACATGTCATCTGTAAGCAGCATCGGTGTCCATGCAACTGCTCCAGTCAAAAGCACTGTCTTCCATTCGCACAGGATATTGCGCTTTACCAGAAAAACCGCTGCTGTAAAGTAGATAAAAAACAGCACTGCCAGAACGACTCAGGCTGCATAAGAGCTTTTAAAACTCATAATCTGTGGCCTCGTCTTCGTCCACGCCATTGTACTTTGCCATAGCTTTCAGCACATTTGCGTACATTTCTTTGGTGTCCTTTGCGTTTTCCAGTGTCTCGGTCTTTGCCCGGAGCAGTTTGTTTTCTTCTTCCAGTTTTTTCTTTTCAAGGTCCGCTTTCATAGTAGCCAGCTTCAGGAAGTGCGTTGTTTCTGCACTGGAAGCCGTCCCTTCTCGCAGCCTTCTTTCCACCAGTTGCATGGTCAGGTTTATCATGTACTGTTCCTGTGCTTCCGGGCTTGTTGCAGGCCGGGCCGAAGCCACAGCCGCTTCTCCCGGTGTGTTCTTCTTCGGTCGCATTCAAAGGGCCCTCTTTCTTTTGTTGTCTAAAATTCAGTTTTTGCAAAGGCTTATGGGGTGTGGCGGCAGTGCTTTTCGTTTGAAGGGAGAAAGCGAACATTCCGTATAAAGGAGAACAACACAGAATGCCCCGATGCCGATGGAGGTCGAACGTCATGAACTCAGGAGGCGCTCACCCCATAAGCCCTTGCAAAAACTGCCGAAACCTCAGTCTACACCCCAAGGCCTCGGCAGCATGTTTAAAGCCCAAATATCAATTTTCCCTCCGGGGAAATATCAAAGACCGGCGCGATTTGAGAGGGGGGGTGTCGATTTTGAGACCCCTCCCTATGGCCTTAAGCACTTTGTACATAGCCGGTATCGTCCTTGATCTCGATTTTGAGCTTCTTGTAGATGTTAATTGGATCGTTTGCCACGATTTTATTGATTGCTTTCTCAATTTCGTAGGCATTTTCATTGTCTGTGAACTGAGAAGAGGTCTGTGCCAGCCGCATAAGCAGACCAGACGAGTTATAGCCGTGATCCATGTCATACTGATACCACTGCTCGAACTGCTCATACGGATTGTAGGGATTATCGAACGTGGTCAGAAAGCATCGAACCATAATTCAAAGCCTCTCTTTCCTGTTATCACTTTCCAAGTGCATCATAAACTGTGGATTCAGGAACGCCACACGCCTGTGCAATCTCTTTATAAGTGTAACCGCTTCGCAACATCGCTCTCGCTTTGGACAACTTGGCCGAAGACAACGAAGCCGTGGTTTTGGGCATTGCGCGTTTCACGATTTCATCCGAATCAGAAGAATTCAGGAATTTTGACAGCATGTTGTCGGAAATTGCGCCAGCCTGAATAGCTTCCCATTCTCTGTCGCTAAACCTGACTTTGGACTTTTGCCCACTTGCGCCGACCTTATCGCGAGCGCGCTGCATTTCAACAGAAGAAATCTTCTTGATTTCTTTCTTGTCCTCGGTGTTTTGCGGGTCTAAGCCCAGTTCCTGAATTTTGGCCTTGATGTTGGCATTGGCAATCAGCATTGCCTTGCGCTCCTTAGGTTTATTGGCCAGCATTGTGGTGTACTTGTCTTTCAGTGACATAACTTCCGCAGCATATGTCTTGGCTGCCTCAGGATCACGCTGGATGCCCTTCATGTTGACCGCCTCTTTGCGGGCCTGTGCTGCCATAGCTTTGAGCTTATTAGAGAAGTCTGCGTACAAGTTCTCCTGAATAGTTCCAGAAGAAAGGGTTCTTGCATCCTTTGTCTCGGAAATCAGACTTACCGTGTCTTCAGCAATGCGCTCCTTCTTGGTCTTCGGGTCTGGGAAGGTACGCCCGCTCTCCTTATAGATGAGTTCACCAGTCTCCTTATCAACACGAACACTGCCACGACGCTCAGGCACACGGATGGTCTGCTTACGACGAGACAGGAGCGTTGATGCGCCACCATAATGCGTAGTACCGTCCTCATCCACACGGATCTGCCACTTTTCTTTCAGTTCCTGGATACCGTTCTCCCTCTCAGAGCGTTTGTAATCCAGCTTGTGCTTCTCTGCATCGATAACAACCATCGAATGCTTGACAGCACGAGCCAGTTCCTCTTCAGACGCACCACGAAGAGTCATGTCCGTGATGAGGTTCGAGATAACGCCCATTTCACGCTGCTTCTCTTCTTTTTTCATGAGACGCACGTTGTTGGGATTGCCTTCAGGAACTGCATATGCAGTCTTGGGGTCAAAACCTTTCAACTGTTCCAACGGACGAGTAGATTTAATGGGAACCTTATCGCTGACAGGAATCGCCATAACGGTATCACCATCGAAGTCTGCACCGGACAAACGCTCTGCCACCTTGGCATTGATGCCGATAGCATCTTGGATCTGTCCAAGATTGCGCTTGCCACTGACATTTTTGTTGTTGACTGTAACAATCGGAATCTCAAAGGTGCCGGCATGAGGATAGCGAATCAGTGCAAGTTGCGTGCCGTTCTCATAGGTCGGACAGTAAGCTTCTGTTTCCTTGATTCGGTTGATAGGCAGAATGACCTTAGTCGATTGCCCCGGAAATGCCGATGCTTTCAGCGTCATGGACGTACCTTCACAGGTATCGGCAAAGTCGTTCAGCAGCTTCTTTTTAACAGTAGGATTATCGTAGTGCATGATCTCATCATGCTGCGCCTGATAATCCGCAATTGTAAGCTTCAACTGATTCTCGATAAGCTTCTTGGGCTGCTTGGACAGGAACTGCGAAGACACATTTCGGGACATGGTATCCCAATCGCCTTCCTCTTTCAGCTTGTTAATAGGAGAAAGATGCTCCTTTCCATCAGAACCGATGTATGTACTCTGGCCATTGGCTTTGATGGCTGCACCAAACGGATTGTCCGGATCAGCTTTCGCTTCCTTCAGAACCTTCATTTTGGGCGTACCGGAAGGTTTGTTGGTGTTGAACATGATGTCCACACCATCGGGAAGATCATCCGAGTAGACAGCCATGCCTTTCAGATAGTGGTCACCATCGACAAGGATACGAACCTGCGCATAATGGCTCTTACCAAGGTCAAGATCGGGCACGCCGCGGCGAATTTCCATGACGCCATCTTTGTCTAGGCCACCTTCATCGCCATACCGGATGGCAACACGGCTGGAATCCAGACTTGCAGGACGCTGAAGCTTCTTGAACGTATCACCGCCATCGTCAGAATGATAATCGCCGAGCGAATCAATCTGATCCTGATGCTGATAAGCATACTTCTGGTCGAATTCAGGCTTAGCCAACACCGTAATGTTAGTCTGCTGACGGATGTTGGTCGGCTGACGGATACCTACGCCATAACGTTTGTAACCGTATTCCGCTTCCAACGTATATGCAGCGTCGTCAAGCTCAGATTGCGACACACCCATTACAAGATTGGCACCTTCGGAAATATCGATCATGCCTTTCTTGTCCACTTCTTTTTTCAACGTGTCAGCAATATTCTCTGCACGCTGCGCTTTTTTATCAGCAGTGCCTGCATATTTTGAGCGCACACTGGACTCGCTCATACCAAGCTTTTCACCGATGGCTTTCCAGCCGAAACCCTGTTCCTTTAAAGCAGCGATTTTCTCATACTCAGATGCCTTGCGCTCATGGATTGCTTTACGTCGAGCCACTCGAAATTCGGTAAGACCAAGCTGGTACTCCTTGGGAAGAGTGCTATTGATTTGATCTAAAATTTCATTCTCGGACATGCCCTTCTTCTTGAGCGTTTCCACACGAGACAGAAAGTCACCAGAGTGCTGATAAGGATTATCACCGGAACCCCAAGGATAGCGGCCGGAATGGCGCTTTGTGCCGTAATGCTCCAAAATATCAGAGTCGGAACTCGTGCCGTAGTAGTTTTTAAGGTCTTTCTCAATTGGATTCATAACGCTGCTCCTTATCTCAGATCCGCAATGATTTTGTCAAATTCTTTAATCTTTTCGATGATGGGATCAATGATATCTGCCGTCGGTGTCTCGATGAGAACATCATCATTTTGGTAAATGCGATTTTCGATAAGAATATCTTTCGGTTTGACATGATACTCCATGCAGAACAGCGCATCATAAATAAAGAGCTGCTCCATATGTGCTGGAACAGCTCCTGTTTTAAGATCATGAATACGAAGAAAATTATCTTTGTCGTTAAATGCAATGGCATCTGTAGTACCAAAACAGTTTTCGCTGTAAAACAAAACCTGCTCGGGGTCCATGCGGAAACCAATTGCATCGTTGACATATGCGTTGAGGGTTTTCTTGCTCTTCGGGAGCTTTTGCTTCAGGTTAATGCACTCTGCAGCAAAAGCATGAAGCCGAGTGCCTTTCTCCTTTGCTTGACAGCTCATGAAAGCATCCACCAGGCGTTGAGTATCATAGTTCAGCCAATGATACTTACTTGCGCCCAGAAAGGCGTGCTGCCCCACGAGCCTGGAATGATCGTTCCATTGCATTGAGAACTTCCTCCTTGTTCTCAGGATAAATGAAAGCGGCAAAGCTCATCTCATTCATCTGACGGACATAATAATCCTGATTCGGACGATGAGGTGCATTTGCTGAGCGCTTGCCTTCGAGTGCTGCCCAGGTGGAACCATACAAAACCAAAAGATCAGGATGCCCCTGCACCTCGTTCGGGTCAAGATGGACCACTACACAGCCGGGAAAGCGTTCTTTCAGTTCTTTCGTCAATCCCTGTTTGAATTTGTTTTCGAGCATGATAAAAACCTCCAAAATAAAAGGAATAGCGCGTTCAAGCCGCGTTCTATTCCCCCCATAAAAGGGCATGTTTTTATCGCGTCAGTTTTTGCTAATTTTTGCAAGATTTTGTTATTTTCGGGCAAAAGAAAAACCCCTGCGTTGTTAGCGCAGAGGCAGATCTTATTTGCTGTATCAGTCGTACCACTCAGGTTCTGGTTCAAGGTCATCGTCTGGATAGCTTGCTTCCTCTGTCGGAGATGACAAAAGATCTATGTCGTTATCATCGATATGATCTCCGCATTTCGGGCACAGCCATTCATCATCATGATGTACCATCTGGCAATGACAGTTCCAACACCAATGTTCGCCTGTTGATTCATCATAGCCGGGAGTATGGAGAACACGGTAGTCAAACGATCCGTCTGGATGCTTCACCCATAGCACTGGTAGCCCAAGTTCCAATGTAGTGTAGATCCAAACTTCATCGCCATTCGGAAGAACATCTCGTCCTTCAAAAGAGTAATCGTGCTCACGCCAATTTTTTGCAAGCGCATCCATATAGTTCATATTTTTCACCTCGCACTTCATTAAAGGGCAGTACGTCTATTTAATGCAGTTCTATATTACACTGTCAGGGGATATAGTTCAAGGTTAAAATATTGTAACATTTTCCGGCTCGATAAGACGTTAAACTTTCGCCGTGGCCAAAAACCCGTTTTTCATCCTTAATTACTATATATAAAATTTTAAAATTTTTATTAAGTTAAAGAAAAAAGTGGGTTTTTGGCCAAACGGCAATTTCATTACGTATTATCGTAATATTTTGTGGCCATTTTTGCAAAAATTTTTGGCCACGAAGTGGGTTTTTGGCCAAAAAGTTGCCGAGAATCAGTCAAAATCGTTCATTCCCCTCCTTGCCGCGGCATAAATGAACCGTTTCACAGACCACCGATCAACCCGATATTCAGCCCGAAGCCGCTCAAGTTCAGGGTTCGGATACTCTCCACACCGAAACTCAGTCACGTACAGTGCCCTGCGAAGCCGTGCATCCGCTGAACTCGCACTGCAGTGAAAACGATCGCTAAGTACATTTTCAATGTCTGTCAGTGTGACAAAACGATTATTCCGCATTTCCTGAATAGCGAAATCAATCGCTTCTCCCATGAGATCTCCACCGAATGTCGCCATCGGCACCTGCATTCTCACGAGAAAGTCATGTGTTTTCTGCTGCATTTTGCATCTCCCATCTTATCTACAAATTTGTATGTGGGCATCCTATCACTGCTGTCCCGAACTCCTCTTAACCTTACCGAGAGCTACTCGCCATGCAAAGACCTCAGCATCAAATTCTTCTTTTGAAACCCCACGCTTTTTAGCCTCATACAGAGCCTGCGTATACGACCACGTTCCATCAACATAACGGCCTGCCAATATATCCGCGGTGTCCGCTTTGCCAATCATCATGAACATATCTCCTTAGGTTTTCATAATAGCATTTGCTGCATGAACTAGATATGTGGTGCCATCAATCGTGATTTGCAGTTGATCGCCTTCGTAATCGGTCCAGTTATCTACCTTGCCTTCGATGATGGTTCCGTCGGGCAGCTTAATCTGTGCCCAGGAGTAGGTAAAGGTCGTATCGAACATCTTATAGTTGCCACAGCTGCACAGAGCCATACAGCCCACGAGCATCATCAGGCATGCAACAACACAAATAATACGATTTTTCATGGTTTCACTCCACTTCCTTACTGATTTTCATGAGTTTAATGGCAAGCCGCAGAAGAAGCATCTGGATTTCCTGGGCGTTCTTGAGCATTGCCGAAATATCCTGCGTTGACGAATGACTTTTTACCGTCAAGGACACCTGGGTATTCGGGTCAAACGTTTCTGCATAGCTTACCAGCATATCCACAAAGTCCTCGCCTTTAAGATTGATCATAAATGTTCCTGTTGAGGTAGTATGGTAAATATTTACACCGGCTTTAGTTCGGAACATTCCAAAACCGAACTCATCAAGTGCGGCAATATATCTTTCATCAATTTCTTTCATGCTTACTTCACCGTGCTCCCTTTCCAGTCTGGTCATCCTCAGGCCAGTACGTGTAAATATCATCGAACACCACCGGGATCTTGCTCTGCAGTTCCTTCAGCAGAGGGCACATCAGTTCTCTCATCTGAGGATGGGCCGCCACAGGAGTACGTAGCTTGAAGATATTGCGCCACTCACGGTAGTTGGCCGTGACCACAATCTCAGTCTTCAAGCACAGCGGCAGCACGCAGCGAGCCTGTTCGGGACGATAGCCGTTCATAAGCATCAAAAAATAAGTTTTTTCTGCCAATTCGCAGGATTCTACCCATTTACGATAGAACAGGCGATTCTGCTCTTTATCGATATAAAACGGCTCCACAACGGTAATGCTGCCCTCAAACTTCTCCTTCGAGTAGTTGCAGTACCGCGTGCTCTCCTGTGCGAAGCTCGCAATGCGGTGCCGCACCAGCTCATTGGCAACGCCACGATCACACGTAAACAGCACGGACAGCTGCGAATGCTCCAGCATAGCCTCATGCCCTTGCTTCACCAGAAAGCCCACCAGCTTCTTTGCCGACTCACCATCCGGCGTGATCTTATCCTCGCTCTTGTAGCAGACCCGGGCCACCCGCTCAATCTGCTGCAGCTCCTTGATGCCGCCCTCAGAGATATCAGTGAGAATTTCGTACTTAGGTTCAACGATTTTCATGATTAGTTTTCCTTTCTATTTACAATATGAAGTGCGGCGGACACCGTAGCCTGAGAAATATCCAAGATAGCCGCGATATCCTGCTGTGTGTATTCCTTGTGAAGTTTTTTGATAATCTCGGTTCTTTGAGATATGGATGTAATTTTTGGAAACTGCATCACATTTTTATCTTCAGTATTCTCTGACACTTGCTTCACCAAGACAGAACCATCTTCAAAAACTGCCCTAGCAAAACTCACACCTGATGTGGGATTGATCTTAAAAGTCAATTCGATAAGTTCAGATGTTTTCTTTCCTGCATCCTTAAAATCCTTTGTGCTGAACGTATTCAAAAGATTCGTAGACATTTCGTGTATTTCCTTTCAAAAAAGCGCTTGACAAAATATCAGTTTAATAATATACTGTTATCAATCTAATATTTTAGGAGGGATAACATGAGTTCCAATCTGATGAAGGTCTTCACATCTCTTGACTGGGATAAGGCCGGAAAAAAGACTGCAAATCTTCTCTCACTCGCATTTAACGAAAACAACCGAACCGGTGCCAAAGTTGCCAGAGCTGTTTTTGATGATGGCAGCATATTATTTAAAACCGTAACCAAGTCTGGTGTTGTAATTCAAGCGGCCGAGCTCCTTCCCAAAATAACTTCTGTCGCTCAGAGAAACGAAGTTATCAAGGATTTGAGCCGAAACAAACACACTCAACAGGAAATCGCCGCAATTTTGAACATCTCCCAAGCTACCGTTTCTAATGTTTTGAAAAAGAAGTAAGGAGGAACATCAAATGAGTTTCGATCTCACAAAATTTATGGGTTCCACATTGACTGAAACAACTGTGAGAATTCATCAAGCTCCAAATAAACGAACAGGTGCTTGTGTAAGGCGTGTTGGAACCGGTACCGGTAAATCCGTAACTAGAATTGACACTCCTACTGGCTGTGTGATAGGTAAAGCTTGCTATATCGACATGAGTAGGCCTTATGCCGAAATAAAACAACAGATTAAAGAAGCCTACCGAAATGGTGCGACTCAGCAGGAACTTGCAGATGCTACCGGCTATTCGCAGTCCAAAATTTCCAGAATCATCAACGAAAAATAATCCTTTAGGAGCTTCAGAGCCATCTAAAGCTCTTTTTATTTATTCACCTCAACGCCAAGTTCGCTTAAAGCGTTAGTAATTTGCTCAGATATCCTCAATGCATCCTTTTCTGTCAAAAGTGCATTAAGCGCTCTTCCGGTTTTAGGACTAGTTGTTGTAAAACGAACCAAGGCGCTATGCTCTGTTGTCTTGAATACCCAGCATCCAAACTCACTAAAATCATCGAGACTGATGATATCCAGAATTTTTTCTGTTCCGATGCCTCCAACAACGGCACCAAGCAAGAACACACCTCCAACAGCTGCAATTTTCTTCCAATTGATTTTCTTATCTACTTTCTTTTTCATAATTAGATCCTCTTTTCATCAGTGAATTCAGTATTTCGAGTTGACTGAGGCTCTTTCCGTTGCCCCTTTGTGGAACTATGTATCCGAGATGAGCCATTTGCTTATGGTCACAGGATTTCACTTTTGGACACTGCTGGCATTTCGGAGCAAGAATAGTAATCGCTCCAAAATCCTCGTTCATACGCTACCCTCCTTCTTCAACTTACACTCCCAGTTCCCGCAGATGTCACCGCAGGCGTATTTCTTGGCAAATTTCATACCCTTTTCAATAGCTTCCTGCTTGTCGGTCGCCCTGACTTCAAAGCTCTGATAGCCGCCACCGTTGTCTGTGCAGGTAAAGATAAAAGTATACTTTCTCATGCTTCTTGCCTCTCAAAATTTAATGGATCATACACGTACCCCATCGGCCAGTCCAGGCGTTCCAGCCAGCACGGATAATAGCGAAACGGAAGCTCCAATCCGAACCAGTTTGCATTCAGAATCATGGTTTCCTCTCTTACAAAAAGCACGAGATGGAACCTGAAATATTTTCTTGATGCAGATTCCACTCGGTAAAGTTCAAGTCCTGGAAAGCACATAAATAATTCTCCTAGTCCTCTAATGCCATAACAATAAAGTCAATAATGCTGTTCAAAGCACCGACGATTTTAAACAAAATATCTTTCACGAGATTCTGTCGTTTTGGGGTTCTTACAGGCGCTTCATGCCTCCAAATATCTACGCTCGGGCTTTTAACGACGTACTCTATCGGCGCATTATTTGCATACAATGTTTCCACTTCTGTAAGTTTGTCAATCAAGGCCATGTATTCTCGCATCTCATTTGCACTCATGCCGCCGTAGCGAATGCTTTGAAGTGCTTGATTATATAAGTATTCCTCCAATGCTTCTCACCTCACAGCAGAATCCGAAACCAGATAAACCAAAGCACCTTCAGCGTGAATGCAATAATGATTGCCCAAGCGCACAAAATAAGTGTCAGCGCAATAGCCCGGCCAAGAAATTTGCCAACTTTCGTCCAAACATCAGTCATTTTTATCAACCCTTTCAAACCCTGCAAACTTTCCGAAGCCAATATTTCCATGCTCGCAGTGGTGAACCGGTTCATATTTTTTCAATTCAGGCACATGATTTAGAGCATCGGCTAAACCGACATAGCAGAGACCATCATTGAATTTCTGTTCGCATAAGCTGCATTTGTAAGCTGGAAAATAGAATGTTGTCACCCCACACACCTCCTAACCGCATCCACCCGGCACTCCGCAGCGTTCAACTCAAAAATAGCCGCATCCACAAATTCCGGGTCACAGTGCTCGAAGTGGTTCCGAGCCACCTCCAAGGCCTGTAAAGCCTCCCGCAGGGTAGTAACCGTTGTCGGGATCGGCTCCATGCGGAATATCTTTTTGACAAAATCAGCGATTTTTCGCAGCATTTCTACGCCCCCACATCTTCATAACTTGCCGAGCCGTGAGCCAGCCCTCGACATCATAATGATCAACAAGTGCTAGCCCACACACCTCGAGTAAATGAGGAAACCCGTAAGTGTACCAACCGCATACTGCATCCCACAGATATGCGCCAGATTTATCTCGAACTGTAATCTGATAGCCTCCATCATGCAGTGCTCCAGGGCCGCAAACTTCAGGCCGGTTTTTATCGTTCTCAGGAAATCTTCTTTCCATCTCATGCGTAATGCCCGCTTTCGTAAGAAGATAATCCAGCTTCTGCATCTCGGCCATGTGACCCCAAACCCGGAGTTTCCAGGTTTTCTTAGACATGTTTCTCATTTCTGCATTTCCTTTCGTCAGCCTCCATGGTCTTTGCAATTTTATGCTGAATATAAAGCACACAGCCAGCCTGACTATCACACCCGAATGAAGCCAATAGTCCAGCAATAGCATTCAAAGAGTTCAAATCCTCTTCAGCAAATATCATTTAGCGTTCACCGTTTCTCCTGATACTCTGCAATAAATGGGGTATAGTATCCACAATGGCAGCATTTAATGTTCATGCGTTGCATACAAGCATCTCCTTCGATGATAAAAATAAAGAGCCGCAGATTTCTCCACGGCTCAATATTATCAATTTTCCTTGATTAGTTCGTTAAATTCTTCAGGTGTGATATATTTTTTGACGGCAGCATCGTATAACCCATCTAAGCGACCTTCCCTGCATCCACTGTTGTATCCGCAATTCCAAGCTTCGTCCCATGTTTTATCATTGATCTTCTCGATCTTTGCTCTAATCATGTCACAAACCCAGTATAGCGCAAGTCCAATAGCGGCACATTCGCATGCCTCTTTAATGATTACTTTCGATGTGTTTACCATAATAAATATCTCCTTTCAAATATGAGTTTACCTCATAAAGGAGCCCGTTATTTTCGCGTCTTCTCCTCAAACTTCACCGGCTTCGACGTACCCTCCCGCGCACACTCCGTCAGGCACTCGTTGCAGGGCTCATCCGTCTCCAGCACCTTGAAGCTCTCGCACTTCGGGCAGTAGGTTGCGTAGTCCACTTCGCGCATCCAGTCATTCATATTTTGATATCCTCCATGTCAAATGTAGTGACGTGCTTACAGTTAGGACACCTCAGAGTAACAGTTCCAGCCGAGATTCGTACATACGCCACGTCCACATCCGGGTAAAGGTGCTGTGTCGAATCTGTCAATACACAATTACACGTTGCACACCGAAGCTGCTTTTTCTTAGGTTCTAATTTTTCGCCTTCTTGATTGCACAACCTATCATCCAACTCCGGGTGCGTCACCCGCTGGTTCAGCGCCCACAGCAGGTTCCAGCAGGCAGCGCGCAGATGATCCTCGTCGTCCATTCCGACAATGTACTTTGCCAGATGCCGAGAAGCACTGTCCAGCAGCGAATGCAGCGGGATACCCTTATCCACATTGTGTTCGCCGTATTTCAGTGCGCCTTCTTCGCAGTGCTTGCTGACCTCCATGATGCCATACCAAGGCAAAAGATCCATCCGTCCCTTCCCTGCGTGCATATCGCGCTTGGCACCGGTTTCAAATTCGGTGCGGTCGCCAGAATCTTTTATCATTTTGCTTTCCTCCATGTGTAATAAACAGCATAAAGCTGGCTGCGCTCTTTAAGTCTATTGACAATTTGTTTGTTGATTTCAATATGTGCTCTCGGAATAAACAGTTGTTCTGGAGCATTGATGTAACAGTATCTCTCGCTAAAAGGAATACGTTTTTCGCTTCGATCAACCAAGAAGCGGCCTGTGATAACACCGTCGTTCCTGATACAGAGATATTTCCAAATAGCAGACAACGGACTGCTGTCGTAAGGAACAAACGTTACACTTGGCTCTCCAAAGTGCGTTACACGATGACAATTAGCATTGAGAACTTTGACAAGCTTCTTTCTAGTTTTCTTTGAGATATTTCCCATCAGCAGAACCTCCTGATTCTCCCCTGCATAACCTTGTTGGGAATATCCAGCCACCGGATTTTGCATTTGTCCTTGTAGTCAGGGCGCAGCTTCTGCAGAATTATCTTCAATGGCTGCCTCTTAATTTCTTCAATCAAGTCCATGAGACAAGCCGTTACTTTCTCGAAGCATTCTGCAATCGCATTTAAGACATCTGCTATTTTCTCACAGGTCGTCGCAATAAACCTTAAAGAATCATAAATATCATGCTCCATAGAATTTCCTTTCATTAAACGCTTTCTTCGAGTTCAGTGCCCTCGAAATCGCCAGATCAATTCCCGCCCTGCTCTTCAGATGATAGTAGAACAGGTTCTTGTAAGGTGTATTCAGCCGGTCGATTCTGCCTGCAGCCTGCTCCATAATTTTGTAGGAGTAGTTCTGCGAGTAGAATATGACGGTATCGGTCTTGATGCAGTTCCAACCTTCTGCACCCGCATTGTACTGGACCAGATATACCCACTTCTTACCGTCAGGGATTGGCTGGTGCTTATGGCCGTTCCATTGCGCTACTTCCGCATCATCGCCATAGGGCAGATTCATGAGAATATTCAACTCATAATCGAAATTATAGAAGATTATGACTCTGGGGCGGGTCGTACAAATATCCAGAACTTTTTGCGACCTAGTCAGGTCTGTGTTCACCAGTTTCCGCAGCAAATAACAAAACTCGCTGGCGGTCTCAATGGGTTTGTTTTCCCACAGGTTCCAGCGAGTTTTACAAATTTCCAGATACTTAGGCTTGTCATACTCGACAAAAACATTCTCATGGTGAGATACAGTAGGTCGCTCAAAGTCCATATCTACAAGCACCCGTTCACGTAGGCGTACCAGTCGCTGGGTGTTCAGATACCGGTCAATTTTCGGAAACTTGGAAAAACGACTATAGATTACGTGTTCATTGTTGAACTGCGTCCTGTTTTTATAGAACCCGTTTGCAATAAACACCGGAATGTAATCTGTCCAGCAATCTCCCGGAGTAGCGCTCAAAAGAATCCAGTCGTTTTCCTTCGTGATTTTCAGGAAGGATTTGACCCATTGCCCGCTGCCAACAACTCTCTGCTCATCAAATATAAAGAAGGCGTCTTTCGCCCCGATATACTTTCTGATGTTGTTCCAAGAATCCACCACAACCTTATGATCGTAAATATCAAGGTTGCTGTCGGTGGACATATAGAAATGGGCCAGTTCTTCCTCCCACTCGCCTGTATCGCGCTTCCTCGCAGTGGTGATAATGTACAAGTCGGGTGGATCATGCATCTTAACGTAGTTTTGGGTGTTTACTGCGCCACCACAGAGCGTATAGTAAAACGCCAAACTGGTTCTTGATTTTCCGCTTCCTACACCACCGCATAAGATGCATCCGATTTTCATTCGTTCCAGCGCATCTTTTTGGTAGTCATAGAGCGTTATACCCGCCATCCAATCACCTCATTTCAGTGTGAACATGGATCTGGTTAGGATAGCAATGATTCTCATAAGCTAAAAGCTGTTTGGTGCATTCTTCCTCGTCTTCACCTTCACCGCGAATCGTGTAGGAAAAAAGTTCTTTGCCTTCTTTTGTAAAAACTTTCCAGAGTTCCTTTATGTGATTAGTGCAGTCCGTGTTTTTTACAATTTTACTTGTTGATTTCAATTTCCAGAATTTTCAGGTCTGCAGTGAGGGCATTCATATTGAGAAGGAGCTCCGTATTGTCATTATTTGCGCAGGCTTTAAGGAACTCATTCCAGTCCTCATTGGTCTTGGAAATTAACTTCTTCATAGATTCTCGATCGGGATTAGACTTAGGGGCAGCTTTCTTCTGCGTAGCAGTCTTCCCGGGATACTTCTTCCCGCTCTTCTCGACCCAATTCTGGATCTCCTTGTAATAGCTGCCCTTGTTGCCACCGCAACGCTTTGCGATCGCCATGGCCAGCCCCTTCTCTGGGTCGAAAACATCCTTCTCGCTGCACTTCACAACGGTCTTGGAGCCATCCGACCAGTAAACGATCGTGGCCGGAGGAGCAAAAATCACATTCTTAATAGCCGCTGCATTCATTGCCATCGCCTCTTTTGCATGTGCGGTGTTCAACGTACCCCGGTAATAGGGTTTGTTAATGAAGCAATTATGTCCCTTATCCCAATAAATGTCATAAGACTTAAACTGGAACGTATGGCCTGTGTCCAGTGTAATCATCGTCTCCCCATCCACCGTTCTAGCAACATCGGTAATGTTACTAATCACACGGTTGTTACTGTCACAAAGTTTGAACGCCATAAAAATATCACCTCACGTCAAAATTTCTTGCTGCTTCTTCCTGCGCATCGCTCCATGGAAGATCCGGTGCTGCCCAGGGAGCAACGCCATCGTCACCAACGAACCAGTTGAAGTCACCGTACTTGGAGATTTCATCAACTGCCTCATCGACTTCCCGGTTGAAATATCTTTTGTCGATATCCTCCTGCA